CATTCCATTCTGCGACAATGGCGCCACCTTCAAGCGTTACCATAGCCAATCCTGCCGACTCATGGGGATGATAGGCCGCTTCGTCGGCCCAATCGGCAATGTGCGATCCGATTTCGCGGGCTTCGAAGTATTCAAGCAAGGCGTCAAAATGCGCTGTGGTTTTGGCTTCCTGGCATGCTTTCTCGATCTTGTCTTGTTGCTCGCGCCAATCGGATGCTTGCCGGGCTGCCCTGAAGGCTTTGGTGAAGGCGTTAAGCATGGGTCAATTTCTCCTCTTAAGGCGTGATTGCCTCACAAGATAGCCTCCGGAGAGGCTATCGCGTGAAGTAACCCTTAGGCATTAGGGCGTGGTGGAATAGCGGGGGATATGAACATGAAAATAGCCGTCCGCCTCGGCTTCGGGGAAACGAGCGCCAAGGTGGCTGGAGAGCGCCACAAGCGCCGAAAACTTATCGTGCTTCCCAATTCCAGCATATTCGCCAGTGTCAACCTTGCGGCTGTAATCAGTATAGCCATCGCGCGCCAATCTGAAAACTGAAATAGCCTGGTCTTGTGTCATGGTCTTTGTCTCCGGAGCTTGATTGCCTGAGATATGAATTAAACAAGGCTTTTCACATTGTCAAGCGATATTTTTATCTTTTTTTTGTTATTGTTTAAAGGCTATGTTTTGCAATAGGTTAGGCGGACGTGGTAGGGTAATCGGACGTTACCGCGCAAGCGGGATAGATGGCGCCATGGGTAAGCAAATAGGGAGTAAGAATAAGGTAGGGAACAAGCCTAAGGCAAGACTCCCTGTATATATGCCAAGCCTAGAACCTGGCGCCTCTAATGTGGTGTCTCTAACCCCTCAGACTATAAACGCCGAAAGGCCCAAGTTAACAATCAAACAAGAAGCCTTCGCTCAGGCTATGGCTTCCGGCCTCTATCCCACACAAGCCGCTGCCTATCGTGTAGCCTATGACGCCGAGAACATGTCCCAAGAGTCAGTATATCAAGAATCATCTAGGCTTATGTCTGACCCTCGGATAGCCTCTAGAATAGATGAGATAAGAGCATTAAAACTGGCAGGGGATAGGCTTGATTCCGCTAAAATCCGTGCTCACGTCATCGCCCGCCTTCACATTGAATCCCTCGACCCCGATTCCAGCCCGGCTGCCAGGATCAGGGCTTTAGAGCTACTAGGCAAGCTAGGCGGCGTTGGAGCCTTCGAGCGGCAAGCGGAAGACAATAGCCTTCCACAAGACGCCGACACTGTCACCAAGGCTCTGAGGGAGAGGCTAGAAGCCCTAGCCAAGGCCTCAGCATAGCATCACGGCGCTTGTTCCCTATACGTTCTCCATAGATGTTCTTGGTTTGTTCTGGGCAATCTGTTCGCGGTTTGTTCTGCTAGATAGAATCCAATAGGTCAGGGCTAGTAGGGGTTTGAAGCGGGCAGCCCGGACCCCCACCGGGCGGGGGAGGGGGTGATTAGACAAACGCATGCGTGTGGGTATGCATAGTATTCCACACCAATCTTCTCACAAATTTTCATTTTCCAATCTTTTCAACCACTTACCTAAACACATTGCCTTGGTGCTTTCACCGTTCACCCCACACAAACTATGTCATATATGTTATAGTTTCTATAGTTTGCGCAACTTTATTACTTTCGTTCGTCGGCGAGATTATAATTTGTTGCGTGGACCCCCACCCCCTTTGTAATTTTATTACTTTGGTTCATATTTCTATATATAGGAACCACCCCCTTACAATTTATGGCCCCCTTTGATAGCGGGTATTTGCTATCAGGGGTTGTTATGACGCCTAGCCGGTTTTTAGATGTATTGGCTGCTATGTTGTTTATTGTGTTGGTCTTTGTGGCTGGCGCGTTTATAGGGTCGTGGCTGATTGTTATGTTAATAGCGATATTGTTTTAGGGGTTGAAATGTTGCTGGTTCTTCTGTAAGTTGTGTTTGTGTCTATCCTCCGTAGGCATGTGTCTCCTTTTGAAACTTGCCCGGTGGCTTTAGGGCTGCCGGGTATTTTTATAGGTGCTTTATGGATGCTTCCGCTATCGCCCAAGTCCTTCCCAAGCTGTCCTCAATGCCTATTGTGGAGCAGGTTGAATTACTAAAACTACTTGAAAATTTAGAAGATGCTAAAGAAAAGGAAAAAGCTAGGTATGACTTTCTGACTTTTGTGAAGCGTATGTGGCCTGGGTTTATTGAGGGGCCTCATCATAAGATAATGGCTGATACCTTCAATCGCGTTATCCGTGGGGAATGTAAGAGGGTCATTATCAACATGCCCCCTCGCCACAGTAAATCGGAATTTGCTTCATATTTATTGCCAGCTTGGTTTATGGGTAATTTCCCTGAGAAGAAGATTATTCAGGCCACCCATACTGCTGAGTTGGCTGTTGGTTTCGGGCGCAAGGTTAGGAATTTAATTAAGGACGATACTTTTAGTAGTGTTTTCCCTGGGGTTGGGCTGCGTTCTGATTCGACTGCTGCTGGCCGGTGGAACACCACTGATGATGGGGTATATTTTGCTGTAGGTGTTGGTGGCGCGATTGCTGGTAAGGGCGCCGATCTATTCATCATTGATGATCCGCATAGCGAGCAGGAAGCTATTCAGGCTGCTCATGACCCGAATGTGTTTGAGAAGGTGTATGAGTGGTATTCTTCTGGACCTAGGCAGCGGCTACAGCCTAATGCGGCTATTGTAGTGGTAATGACCCGCTGGGGTGTTGGTGATCTTACAGGGCGCCTCGTACAAGCCTCTATTGACCGTGGGGATGGGGACCAGTGGGAGGTGATTGAGTTACCTGCTATTCTCCCATCCGGTGAACCTATGTGGCCTGCGTTCTGGTCAAAGCCCGCCCTAGAGGCTTTGAAGGCTGAATTGCCCGCTTCCAAGTGGAACGCTCAGTACCAACAGCAACCCACCTCCGAGGAAGGTGCTATCATCAAAAGAGAATGGTGGCGCCGCTGGGATAAGAAGCGGCTGCCTAATTGTGAGTATGTTATCATCGCAGCGGATACTGCCTTCACCAAGAACAACCGGAGTGATTATTCGGCCTTTACAGTGTGGGGGGTGTTTGAGAATGAGAGTGAAGGTAAGTCTAACATTATTATGCTGGACGCCTGGAAGGATCGCCTAGAGTTCCCTAATCTAAAGGCTAAGGCCATTGAGATATACAAGGAATGGGAGCCTGATACCTTCCTGATTGAAGCTAAAGCGTCCGGGTTGCCTTTGATTCATGAATTGAGACAGGCCGGGGTGATGGTTTCTGAGTTCACCCCCACCCGAGCGTCTGGCGATAAGGTGATGCGCGCCAATTCTATCTCTGACATATTTGCATCAGGGGTTGTTTGGGCGCCAACTGGTAATTGGGCTAATGAAGTGATTGAGGAGTGCGCGGCCTTTCCTGTGGGGGCGCATGACGACTATGTGGATACTGTCATTATGGCCCTTATGAGGTACAGGCAAGGTGGTTTATTGAGGCTTCCAAGCGATGATGAGGACGATTATAGCCCGCCCGCTAGGGCTGAATACTATTAAATGGCTTGACAGGGGTGTTTTACTTGGACCATACCCCGAATATGGAGAGTTTTAATGAGTGTTGATAAGCCTCTGGAACCCTTAATGGACGAAGGCGCCGCTGAAGTCACTATTGATGTTGTGAATCCGGACGCTGTAACCATTGAGACAGAGGATGGTGGCGCCATTGTTATTCTTGGTCCCCGTTTGTCAGATGAAGTAGAGCCTGATTTTGGTGCCAATTTAGCCGAACACATTGATGATAGTGTGCTTAGTGCCATTTCTCAGGAACTTGTCACCCATTTTGAGAATGATTTGAGGTCTAGGGCTGATTGGGAAAAGACATATAAGAGTGGTTTGGACCTATTAGGTCTAAAAATTGAAGATCGTTCTACCCCTTGGGCTGGGGCTTGTGGGGTGTTTCACCCTATTCTGTCTGAAGCGGCGGTTAGGTTCCAATCTCAGTCAATTATGGAGACTTTCCCTGCCGGTGGCCCCGTCCGAACCAAGATTGCTGGTAAGGTTACACCTGAGAAAGAGAAGCAGGCTATCAGAGTTAAGGAAGATTTGAACTACTTTCTGACTGACCGCATGAGCGAGTATCGTTCTGAACATGAGAGGATGCTGTTTAATCTTCCTCTGGCCGGTGCCGCGTTTAAGAAGGTGTATTATGACCCTTCTTTGGGGCGCCCGGTGGCTATGTTCGTGCCTGCTGAGGATTTGGTGGCGCCATACGGGGCTTCTGATTTGATTTCCTGCCCCCGTTATACCCACATTATGTATAAATATCCTAATGAATTGAAGAAGTTGCAAGTTTCGGGGTTCTATAGGGACATTGATTTGCCCGAGCCTGTGACGCAGATTAGCCAAATTCAGAATAGTAAAAATGAATTGACGGGCGAGACTGAGGCTAATTCCGATGATCGCCACCAACTCCTTGAAATGCACGTCGAATTGGACATTGAGGGATTTGAGGATTTAGATAAGGATG